TTCGCCGATGAGATATGGGTTAGCCTTCGTGTGCGAGGCGCCAGTCCACTGAACGTACCCGACCATGCACCTGTTCTCATGCTTCTTCGTGCGCAGGCACACCTGAGCGATCGAGCCGTATATGCCACGCTGCGCCCATCGTCGGCGGGCTTCGGCCCACGCTTGGTACTTCGTCATGGCGTCACGCCTGCCGCAGCGTTTAGAAGATCGCGCGCCCAGTCGGACATAGGACGCGACCCGGCCGCCCTGGCCCAAGCATCGTGCTCGTCCTCAGTTATCCTAACTGATAACGCATGTTTAGCCGTCTTGCCGCGCCGCGGTATCGGGCCGCGTGGGCATCCAGGCCACCCGGTGCGCGCCGCCGTACGGGGATCGATCTCCGTGAGGTCGCGTCTCAACCCTCGATACGGGGTCCTCTTTGCGTAACCTAGTGGTTTTATTGGCCATTGCACCAGAGATCCCGTCTGATCTTCCCCGATCAGGATCATCTCGTCCTTGGATTTGAACAGCTTCACGCGGCTAACATTACGAATTGACATGCGTTACGTCAAGCGTAAAATCGCGCACGAAATTACTTGCACTACTCGTGTTGCGTGATTATATTTGGAGCATGAACAAGACGACGAACGGACGCAAGGCGCATGCGAAGCGTTGTGATGGACGCGTTTATCACGCCAGCATCGGTCGCCACGTGGTCGAGCAGTGGCGGAAGCGTATTCATGGTGGGGTATCGTGCGAACAGGCCGTCGCGGAAATTCGCGCAGCACTTGAAGTGTCGCTACATCGAGGGACCGATGCAGAGGGTATCCAGCACTGGAAAGCTGGCATGAGCTGTCCATGGGGATGCGTTCGATTCAGTCTGACTTCCGGGCCACGTCCATCAATTGTGATGGTGCGTCCTGAAGTAGACGGTTGGCCATAAGTATCGGACGCCGAGATCGTCCACGTGGCGTCAACGCCGTCCCGTCTCTCGCGTGCTGCCGAGCACATTTCCGCCACCGAGGTCGCGCCTGGTATCTCGTGAGCGAAAACACGTGTCGAGACGAGGAGCTAGCCGTGGATGCCGATGACTGGCGCTCATTTAACGTCGCGGTTCGCGACGTTACCCCTATCCCTCAACACGGAAACGCATAAATGAACGACACAGCAATAAATTGGACCCACCTAACATGGAATCCATGGAGCGGGTGCAAGCGCATTAGTGCAGGATGCACACACTGCTACGCGGAGACGCTAGCTGAGCAGAAGCGAGGCACGAAAGCGTTCCCGAACGGTTTCGGTCTCACCTACCGCCCGCACAAGCTAGCTGAACCGCTCAGGCTTCGCAAACCGTCGTTGATCTTCGTCAACTCCATGAGCGATATGTTTTGGGACGAAGTTACTGACGAGGCACGCGACGCCGCGTTCGACGCCATGCGCGCTGCTCCGTGGCATCGCTACCAGGTTCTCACCAAGCGTCCAGAGATCATGGCGCGTTACTTCGCTACCCGCCAGATCCCAGGTTCAGTATGGCTAGGGGTTACCGTCGAAAACCGAGGCTCCCTCAAACGCATCGATATCCTGCGCGACATGCCGGCGCGTGTTCGGTTTCTCTCCGTCGAGCCACTGCTGACCGACCTCATAGGAGTCGAGTCGTCGCTCGAAGGCATCCATTGGGTCATCGGTGGCGGCGAGAGCGGGCTGCATCTCCGGGATCCCGGCGTGCGCAATAGCCGCGGGATCGCGCAATACATCGACGGTTTATGGTCGCCGCGTCCGGACCGATACGGGTGGGCACAGCGGCTTCGCGATGCCACCAAGGCCGCCGGGGCTGCGTTCTGGTGGAAGCAGTGGGGTGGTATCCGTCCGCATTCCGCTGGCCGCATGATCGATGGGCGTACATGGGATGAGTTCCCTACCTCTGACGGCGCGATGCCGGACGCGTCCGCGCCGCCGGCACCTCCACGACGTCAGCGTCACCTACCGGTCGTGGTATAGCCTCGCGACCACGAAACACGACCGCGCTATAGACCATAGTCTGTGCCCCGCCGCTGACCGCTATCCAGCGTTTGACCTGATCAACGCGCGCCCTCTCCATCCATGCTGTCGTGCACGCGGTGTGGATAGCCTCGCTATTCTCCATCGGTGGAAGCTGCTTCATGCCAAGCAAGTCAGCTACCGAGCCGGGAGGTGTTCCGAGCTTCGACTTTCTGCCGCTACCGTCCGTCAGGATTACGGCGCCTAGCTCACCTGGACGCCATTTGCGACGCGCGAGCAAGATCAGCATCGCAGGCCACGGTGCACCATACGCATCGAGATCGAAGACGTTGAAGAGGCTAAGATCGATCGCGCGCATCACCCGATGCACATCCCCCACAAAACGACGGCGCGGATCCGGCCATTCGAAGCGCTGATCGCAAGCTACGTGCAGGTCTGCCCCTACCCACGCTTCGCTCATGCCTCCTTCAGCTTTAGGTCCGCAGAATCCCTCGAAAACGCGAACCTTGCCAAGCTCAGCGATCACGTCAGTCCGGAGTTTTAGCTTCGCAGCATGCGCCGCCGGTCGGTTGTCGGTCTTCGTGCTGGCGATCATCGCTTGAGTATCCCGATCTCGACCGTGACCCCAGCGATTGCCTTTAGCGCCATCTTCAGCGCCTCAAGCGCATCCGGCTGCGATGGCAGCGGGCCTCGCATGGAGATCCAGAACTCGTCAGCCACCGGCCCGACCTCTTGGGCCGAAACCGGCGCAGAATTGGTCTGCTTTAGGAGGCCATCGAGTCGAAGCTCGGTGAAATCTGCGAGAGACAGTTCAGATAGAGCTGGAGCGAGGGCGCGGGCTTCTGCATCGGTCCAATCGCCGACGACTACATCGGCCTCTTCGACTCCGGCTTCAAGCAAGCATTGCAATCTCTTGTGTCCACCGACAACACGATTAGTGCGCCCGTTGACAACAATCAGATCAACATAGCCAAACGTCCTGATACTCGCGGCTAGCGCTGCCCTATTCTTCGGCTTCGCCGCGTGCGGATTCTCCTCATCGACTAGCAGATCCGAGAGCCGACGCTTTTCGGTCCGCGCCATTCTGATGCCGTTCACGACTTCCAACCCTTGCCTTTGACACCAGTGCGCACGCGTTCCTGCAGAATGCGATCGGCCCATTCGCTCACGTCTCCGTCGATAAGGCAGCCTGTCGCGAGCACGCGTCTGAGCAGTTTCCTCACATCGTTCAAGCTCACTCCGGCAAGTTTGGCGATCTTTTTAACCGCATCGGGATGCTCGATGTCGTCAAGCTTGACGTCTGCACATGCCCATGCGGCTAACACGCGCATGGCGAGATCGTCTCCAACAATCAACGCTAACTTGGCCGGATCACTTGCCATAATTGAACCGTACGCCGTACATGGCGCTGATTGCAATAGCTGACCACGTCAAACTGAACGGTCCCGGGATTTCGAGATGGATGATTGACGTCGTCAACCGACACGTGTACCGTGCTCAGATGGCAGACACGAAGATTCAGTGGGCCTCCAAGGTGTGGAATCCCAACGGGCAGCGTTGGACGGGCGAATGGCGCTTCGTGCCGGAGAGGCTCGCGGAGCCGCTAATGTGGCGCAAGCCATGCCGCATTTTTGTGGACCCGATCCGCGACCTGTTCGACGAGGCGTTCACTAACGAGCAGATCGCGGCGGTATTTGGCGTGATGGCTGCGTCTCCGCAGCATATTTTCCAGGTGCTTACAAAGCGACCGAAGCGTATGCGCGAGTGGTTTGAATGGATAGCCGAGCAAGCTGGCACCACGAATAACGGCGGTGCATGGTGCATTAACCATGTCGATGATCAGCATCCCGATGTGTCGCCTGCTGACCGGGTGTATCTAGGCGTGCCTTGGCCGCTGCCAAACGTTCACCTGGGTGTGTCGGTCGAGGATCAAGACGCCGCCAACTCTCGCATCGCTGACCTGCTCTCGACGCCGGCCGTCGTGCATTGGTTGAACTGTGAGCCGCTGCTCGGCCCGCTCGATCTTGCCTGCCTGAACGACGGATCATGGTACGACCGTGAAGGCGCCACCTGCTACGACGCGCTACGTGGCCATGCCTACTATCGCGACGGCGAGCACGGGCTATCAGGCGGGCCGCGAGTTTCTTGGGTCGTCGTCGGCTGCGAAAGCGGACGCGGTGCTCGTCCGGCCGACGCAGCGTGGTTTCACTCGATCGCCGAGCAGTGCACCGAGGCTGAGACCCCACTGTTTGTCAAGCAGATTATGGTGGACGGCGAGCTCTGTCACGATGCTCATCGGTTCCCGCCGGGCTTGCAGCGTCAGGAGTTTCCAGTTGCCGAACAACGTTGACGTTGTCATCTCTGCGTGCCAACGTGGCGCATGGCAACCAACGAAGACCGACTAGCCCATCTGACTGCGATCGCCTGGCTCGGCAAGTACGTGCACGTTATCGACGACATTACCGAAGACAAACGCGGGTACGTCATCCAAGAATACGAGGACGGGATGTTCCGTGTCACCGATCCGCGTGTCTGGTTCGGTCGCAACGATGTCCATCCTTCTGAACCATCGCTCCGTGAACTTTTACTGTCTAAGTTTCATAACATGTGGGTCTGCCCGACGCGCATCTTGACGATGGACATGTTCATTGCAGGCGTGCAGCCTGACTTCGCGCCCGGATCGCGCGTGAGATGGCTCGATGCGGTCGAGGGAAGCTGCGATGTCGAGGCCACCGGAGTGGTCGTGGAGGGTTGCCGCGTGCTCGAATTCATTTCGGTCAAGCCAGATGGCTCATTGTATACCGTGCAGAAAAAGCCCGGCGAGCTTCGACGCATTCAGTGAAACACGCAGCTGGAAGCGTCTACGTGATCGCAGGTAAGTAGCTACTCGCTCGCGGTGATCGTTACGCTCGGTCCCACGAGACCTGGAACGCCAGATGACGCCGTAATCGTGAGCCCGTCGTATTTCTGCTGCGTTTCCTGAACGCCGAAGTCGATGGCCCGAAGATCCCAGCCGGCTGGGGCCTGTTGGCTTGATCCTGCGATCAATCGGTCAATGTACGGCACGTTATTGGTGATGTTAATCTCGCCGTCGCCTAGCTTCCATTTTGCGATCGCGGCGATCCCAGCCTGCTGTGCTCCACTTGGTTGTTCACCGACTGGCGGCTCACCTATCCCGGGCACGAAGTTGGCGCGAGCGTGACCAGTATCCACTGGACACAGTTCGATGAGCCTGGCCGTGATCGCAACGGTTACGTCGCGGTGCGCGGCCTCGACATACGCGCGCATCGCATCGCCGACCTCACGCGCCTTCGCGCCAGGCATTAGCGCCGCTGGGCTTGCGCCTGTGCCGGCGCCGCTGCCTTCATCGGAACCGGCGGTGCGGCCTGCGCAGATGCTCCAGGCGACTGCACAGGCTTCTCCGGCGCAGTCGGGTACGGCTTGCCGGTGAACTCGATCTTCTCCGCGCGCCACAAGCCGTGCAGGTCGAGGTCGATGATGCCGAGCTCGCGATACATAAACGGCTTCCCCTTGGCCACGGTCTTGCCAAGATACGTGAACGGCGTCGCCGCCACCGCCTCCGTGCCGTATTGGTAAGGAACGCGCATGATTACGCCGCCGTATTGAAGTTGCGCATGAGCGTTCCGCAGTCGGCGCTGATCTTCTTGGCGTCGGTCGCCATCTCGATCTCGTACCGCAGCGCCTTCCGCTCCTGAATGAACCAGCGCGACACGGCGTTGCCGAACTGGCCGACCATGCCATCCGCCACCCAGTCGAAGAAGTAGAAGGCAGACGGCTCCATGATGCCAGGTGCCTTCGGCGTGTAGGTCAGCATGAGCTGGCCGCTCGGCGCGATGAAGTCGAATGTGTCACCGACGCCGGTGTTCGAGCTGTTCTCCGCGCTGGTGGTCTTCACCGACTCCGCAACGAGAACCTCGTCGAGGCCGAGCCAGCCCGCCGCCATCTGCGTGGTCACTTCAGCCGGGCCGCCCGGCGTCTGACCGGCGTTGATGCGGCTGACGACGTTCGGATGCTCGCAGAAGATATCCCACAGGTCAGGCGAGAAGGTGGCCTTGTTGGGCTTATAGCCGGAGGCCGCCGTCTGCTGCTTGCGGATCGCCGCCTTGATCTGCTTGATGGGCTTGGCCGCCGCATCGGTCCAGGTCAGCGTCGTGTCGGCCAGACCTCCGCCGCCGGAGTTGACGCCGACGATCTCGGTGCTCCACACGCCCGTCTTGAAGAAGGTGCCGAGGAACAGCGACTCGCGCTTGAGCATCGCCTTGTTCGTGCAGTACATCGTGCCTGCGCGATCGAGGTCGACCTGTTGCGCGTTCGCGCGCGCCTGCGGTCCAAGGTCCGTGTGGAACGCGTAGACGTCGGCGCTGTACGAGTTCGACCAGTCGACATTGAAGCCGCCGCCGGCCGACTCGGCGCCATCGGCGCGCTTCTGCATGTCGTCGCGGAAGAAGTAGCCGCGCGGGAACGAGGCGTACTTCGAGCTCTGGATCGTGACCGGCACCGACGGGCATAGCCGGTTGGCTATCAAGGTTTCCGGCTTGAGCATGAACCCGACTGACATTGTCGTCAGCGCGGGTTGCACAAAGACGGTGCTCGGATCCGGAGAGTCCTTCTGGAACCGGCTGGAGCGCGACGCCATGGGGTCGCGATGGGCGAAATTGCTGAGGCTCATTGCATTGCTCCTGATGCCTACGTGAGGCTCGAACCGGTTCCGGTGATAGCGCTCGTGGCGCGCCATGCCCCGACGACCCACACGAAGTCAGCGATCGTCGCGACCGCGGTGCCGAGAGCGAGGGTTGTGGCCGCGACGCCGGCCAGGGTCTGGAACGCACCGGTGATGGTGCCGACCGGGCTGGTCGACGCGACCGATTGGATAATCCGCTTCTTCTGGCCCACAAACAGTCCGTTCGGTAGCACGCCGGTCTTCGTCCCGGTCGTCTGCACGTACGTGACTTCCGTGATGCCGCTCGGCGCCGTCGTGCCGAGCACGATGTCGTCGACACCACCGACCGAAGCGACAACCGAATCGCCGCCGAAGAAGATGACGCTATGGATCTCGTTCACCGCGCCACTATCGACCGCGACAGCCATGGCCGAGCCAAGCGCGACGTCAGCCGCAAGCGCGGTAACGAACCGGCCCGAGGCGTCGACCTTGAGTGCCTGGCCGGCCGTAACCGACCCGCCATACTTGGCCTTGCGGACACCAGACCCACCGCCCCAAACCTCACCGGCCTTGCCGAGGGCGTTCGGCTGCGTATAGAGGATGCCGATAACCTGACCACCAGCAGAAGGCAGTGCGAGGTTGCCGTTGCTGTCGATCGTGACAGCGCAGTACTGCGACGCCGACAGATCAGTCGACGCCGGCAGCGAGAATGGGTTCATGCAATCGAATGCCATGGCTCAGCTCCCTAGTTGGCCGCGTTGGCGAGGTTGTTATAGAGCTGGCGAATGGTCGGATCGCTCGCCGTGCCGCGCTCGAGCGCCTCGGCATACGAGATATTGTTCTGCTCGGAGAACTTGCGTACGGCGTTCTCGAACGCGGTCTGGGCCTTGGCCACCGGGGTGGCGTCATCGCCGCTCCCGGAGATGCCAACGGGAATGCCGAGCAGCCCCATCGCGTTGTCATGCGCCTTGAGCGCAGTCTCCGCCTCCTCGTACTCGGCTGCATCGGTAAACTCGGCGTTGAGCGCCTTCATCATCCGACCGCGAAGGTTCTTCTTCGCGCCAACCGGGAAGTTCTTGAGGATCTCGTCGCCGCGCTTGGCGAAGGTCGCCGCCCGCTCGGCCGCCTTCGCGAGCGCGTGCTCCTCCGACAGCTTGTCGATCTGCTGCGCCATGCGAATCTTGTCGGCGTCATCTGACTTGCGATAAACGCGGCCGTCAGTCTTGGACGTGTAGACCACCTGGTCAGCCTTGCGGATCTCCTCCACGATGAAGTCGCGCTCGCGCTGCGACTTGCTGAGGAACACATCACCGTCGGTGGTGCTCAGGGTAGTGAAGTGGGCGCGCTGGGAATCGGTCAGCGTGCAGACCTTCTCGAGGCGCGCCTTCGCCGCCTCGAGTTCCGCGATTCGTTGAAGGTGGGTATCGACACTCATCGGCGATGGCTCCTTGGGTTCGCCCTTGACCGTAGGCTCCGTGCTAGAGGGGGGCGAATTCGCTTCCGGCGCACGCGCGACAATCACCACGGTCTTGCCACTGCTCGGCTCGTCCTCGATAGCGACAGGCGCACATGACTTGTCATCATCGTCGTTGTGTTCCGCATTGGCCTCCGCGATGACGTCAGCCGGCACCAAGTCGGTCACGGTATGCGTGTGGCCGCTATCGAGACCGATGGTCACTGCGCCGGTCGTGCGGTCGTAGGTCCAGACATGCGAGTGACCTTCCGTTGCCCCCTCCGCCGTGTTGTACGAGGTCGAAAGCATGTCCGACCAGCTATCGGATGGGTCATGCAAATCAATGACGTGCTGGTGCCCTTCCGTAACCGAAGTCATTACGGCGTGCTTCGCGACATTACGCTTCGAAGCGCCACAACCATTTCCAGTGCCTTCGCTTGACGTCGCTGCCGCCATTTCCGGCTTGGCCGGCTTCCCCTTACGACGCTTTGCCTTGAGTGCGTTCGCGAGCGCAGCCTGGCCGGCAGGCGATGCCAAGGCTGCAGCGATCGTGGCTGGATCCGGGTTGTTCTTTACGGTGACATGGACCGTCTTGCTAGCATCGGGCTGTGGCTGCGGCTCAGCCTTGGCGTTGAGCATGGCCACCTTGCCACCGCACTTCGTGCAAGTGATCGCCTCAGCGGTCTGATAGGTCCCACATCCAGTGCACTTGGACTTACCCTTCTCGAGCACCTCGCGCGTTCCAGTTCCGGCGATGGAGACCCCGGTGTAGTCACCGGAGCGGACCTTTGCGAGCGCGTCTTTAGAAGCGCGCACCGCGATCATGAGGCCGCTGGTCTTGATGAGCCCGCCGGCGACGTCACCAAAGAATGCCTTGGCGATGTCGGCATCCATTGGGAACGCAAAGGCGATGCGGCCGGTCGCGTTCTCGTCGTGCATCTCATCGCTGGCCGCACCGGACGCCATGAACGTCTCGGCCGCCTTGATGAAGTCCGGGCTGATCGCGTCGCCCTGGAGGTCATGGTAGGGCTGGCCGGTCTCATCGGTGCACGTGAACGCCCAGCAGTAGATCAGCGGGTTGTCCCCAGGGCCGACCTTCATGACCCGCGCCTGCGCGGTGATCGTTACCTCGTCGCCCTTATCACGCTTGACCAGCAACACCTTCGCGGTCTGCTGGGCCGGATTGTCGACAAGGCTGATGAACTTGAGCTCGTTGAGGGTCAGCTTCGCGCGCGATGCCATGCACGAAGCTTCGTATCGGTTGACTTGTGGGGCAAATCAGCCTGCCAGAACGGATACGCGGCGCTCCTGCCGCGACTATCAGCAACCGTATCACGGCCGGTCATCGTTGCGCCCTGTTGACGTTGACGCCGTAACACGCAAGGTAGCGCAGATGAAATATCTCATCGTACTTTCTCTGATCGCTTGCACCCCCACCACGACAACCTCGGTCCACCGAACCGCTTTAGCGACGCCGTTCGCTTGCCCGTCAACGCCCGCGACGCTGGCGCCAGCCGCTACGGCTACTGTCGCCTTTGCCCTCGATGTGAGCGAGGGGAGCCAGCGCTATACCTGCCTGTCAAACGGTAGCTTCTCTGCGGCGATCCCGTTCGCACAGCTGTTCACTCGCGACGGCAACCCCCACCAGGTCATCACGCACTTCGGCGGTCCCTCATGGGAGGCCATCGATTCGAGCGCGGTGATCGCGTCCAAGACGGCCGGCGTCACCGTGGACACCACGGCGATCCAGTGGCTCCTACTCGATGCCACGACCCATCGCGGTCCGTCCGAGATCACTGTCAACGATGATGCCGCGGGCGGGGTCCACCCAAGCATGCTGGCGCCCATCACCCAGATTCAGCGCCTAGCTACGCACGGCGGCTTGCCACCGGCCACCGGATGCGATGCTGACCACGTCGGGCTTGAGGTCGATGTCCCATATGGCGCGTTGTACGTCTTTTATGCGTCGGCGCCCGACCTTGCCGATGGCCAGCGCGTGCGCTGCGGCGGGTGAACGGATTGCCGCCCAGGTAGGCGTATGCTGGTCGATTCCGAGCCGACCGCAGGGGCGAACGAAACACCCGACGAGAGATAGCACAAGATGGCGCACCGCCGACCGTTTCCGCACCGCTTTCGCGGCCGGCCCGTAACCAGGGAGGTCGTTTCGAGGGTCGTTTGACGGAGTACGGAATCTCGGGGTTCCAGCCCGGTCCGCGGCGGTGCTGCATGATCTTACCATGCGCTGCCGATGACTTGCTAGCCCTCGCCGCCCGGTGTCCAGTACCCAAGCGCTGCCGCCTCGCGCGAGAGCTGCCTACGACGAATCCGATCCATTAGGCGCAACACTCGTCGAGCCGCCTGTCTTCCGCCTGTCGTGTCTGCACGAATCGTCTGATGCGTGTGCATGATGTCCGGGTCGACGCCGAGCATGCGCAGAACAACCTCGAGCGTGTCGTCTCCGATCATCGCATCAACCACGCGATCACAATAAGCACGGCTACGAATCCGACATATAGCCACGACATCCCACGGCCAGAGAAGCGCGGAACGCCGGAATCAGCGACTGGAACGTGCGCCGCAGTGTCGACGATGCATCGCGCGTCGAACGTCGTGTGGCGCTGTGGAACCGCACGTGCGATCGACTCGCGGATCAGTCGCTGTGCTTCGTCGGACGATAGCGCGGCCAGAACTTTCTTAGAGTCGAAGTGGTTCGTGATGTGAATCTTCGGTACTTCCTTCGAAACGCGCCACGGTCCAGCTTTCGCGCCGCACGCTGTACAGGTCCACGCGCCGTCCCGACCTGACGCCGCCGGTCCCCGCGGGCAGTCCTGACATCGCACGGACGGCATCGGAAACTCAAGATTGACGACATCGGCGATCGGCGCCAAGGCTGCGGAACTTAGCGTGCCCACCGGCGTTGCAGCATGCGCAAGCGCGATCGTCTTGGTGCCGGTCGTTGACAAGTACGATCCACCAACTTCCTTGGTAATAAGCGCATCGTACTTCTTGCTGCATGCGTCCGTGGTCTGGCAGTCGTCTCGATGCACGCCCATCCATGCGCCGGCTTGACATTCGATGCAGGTCCACGAGTTAGAGGCGAAGCACCATAGGGTCCACGGCGCAGGTGGAGTATAGCTGCGGTCGTTGGCACGTTCAATGTCGAAGGTCTCGCTCATAGTGCACCGGCTTCCTTGGCGATGCGTCGGCACTGTCCAAGCGGTAGCTCGCAACCTCTGCGCTCGACGCGATCTCCGCACATGCACCACAGAGTGAACCGATCGCGTTTGCCCGCGAAACGGTTGAGCACGGCGATCCACACGGCCGAACCTGATACGCCGAGCACCTTGACGTCCGCTGCCTTCAGTGTGCCTCTCATGCCTCTCATCGCGCAACCTCGACCGGATAGAGCAGCGAGACGATGGCATAGTGGCGCGCGTCAAGCAAGGAGCGCAGAGCGAGCGTACGGTCAGGGGACCGCGGGCACGCTTCGATGATGTCCTTCGCCATGCTCTCGAAATGCTGCGCCACGCTCGAGATCGCAAGGGATAGCGGGAGCCCATTCGGCGTTGTCCCGGAGATGTCATCTCGTGGAAGGTCGCGCATGCCGAAACGCTCGAGCAGTGATTCGTCCATCAGCGGATAATATGACGTCGTCAACGTGCTTGCAAGATCGACGTCAGGACGCAATGCATGGTAGGTTGGTCTAGATGAGCCCCGACGTACTTCGCAACGTTCGTAACGCGATGCTTGCATTCCGGATCCTAACCGGCGAGACACCGCCGTGGTGGGCCGAACTTCAAGCTGGCACATTTGCCGGTTTGTTGCCGTGGTGTCCCGATGACCCGGAGGAGCGTATGCGATGGAAAACGGCGCTTCGCGCCTCGCTCCATCTATGCGACTGGACGCTCGCAATCTTCCCTGAACCGAGATCCCTGACCTTTGGCATCCTCGCCGAGAAGCAGGCCGGCCAGCTCAGCGAACTGTCGGAGAAGGAGCTGCAGAAGCGCATCGCAGTGTTGGAAGACTAACCACATGAACGAACGCAAGCTAACCAAGCAAGGCGTGCCAGATCTTAACCAAGGTCTTAGCAACCCGCCACGCAAGCGCGAGCATCGGTGCTTCTTCGTGGGGCCGCTGGTCGTCGTGGGCGATCATGAAGGGTACGCTGCTTTCGCGCAACGTTGCTTCCACTGCGGCAAGCCAGGTAGGCCATCGTGACCGCAAGATGCGAGCGCTGCAACGCGGCGCTGACCGGTCGTACTGGCGAGCTATGCCCACGTTGCGAGCGCATGAGCGCACATGGTCTGTGCCAACAGTGCGGCGAAACGCTTCAGGTCTGCGCGATGACGCGGCGTTGCGGCAAACAGATCCTGGAACGACCACCGCCGACAGGGTACCGCGACGAGCGCGGAGAATTTCATCCAGGCCCAGACGACTATCCTCGTTATCGAGCGCACGCGGAATTCTGCTGGGAGTGCCGTCGCAGCATTACGACCGCGCTCGCGAATCTTGAATCATGGGCGAATGGCTACGCAGATATCGTCAGCGATCCGATGTCGACTATGGCCACGCCCGGGCTTAGTAACGCGCCACGCGAATCGCTCGCGCTCGTCGAGTTGCGTGGACAGCGCTCATGGGAGCGCTATCTCATAGGAGCGATGGTCGGTGCCAGCGCTGCGCTCGTTCCGATGTGGCTCGCCGGTTGCGCCATCATCGCCATGCTCGCCACTTTGCTCGCAATCAAGCGCTGGGCACCGGACGCCGTCCTCCCAAGCGCGCGAGCGCGACGCCGTTGATTCTCCGGCACATGGCTTCGTGTACCGGAGAAACGTGCGCGCACGACGACCTATGAACCAACTGGAATAACGAGCGATCCAGCATGGCCAACGCCATCGGTCATGTCATCGGTTCGGTACGTCCCACGCGGTGCCCAGCATCGAGCGTCGGCCTTGCACTCCTCGCAAAGGTACATCATGCCGAGGTAGCCGCCCGCGAAGTGGACGCGCCCACAACATCTGGGCATGCTGTGTGCACCCGAAGGTGCAAATTCACCACGTTTGCAGCACGACTCGCTGGTCACATGAAGGATACCGTCGAGGTCGGCTTCGCGTTCTTCGCTCATGCGCCGAACGTACCACATCGTCAACGTTTCGGCCGTGCCACCGCCGGCTTCCGTCCGGTGATCCTCGATAGCTCGCGGATCGTCGCGTTAGTAGACTTGGTCTCCTCGCGCAACGCAGCAAGCACATCGCTCAGATCTCGTTCCGACGCGTTATCGACGCGGTCTCGCGCGTGCTGGAGCATCGACTCGGCTGCGCTATGAGCGTTCGCATGCGTTTCTGCAACATGTTCGTCGATTAGGTCTCCGTTTTCGTCGCGTGGATGATGCGCAAACGCCGGCTCGTTGACCACCGTTCCACGTTCTTCGAGGTCGTCCAATTTGTTCGATGCCCCTTTCGCGGCTGCGTGCCCTTCCTTATAGGTAGCTTTGAGCGCGGCTGTTGACGAGACTTGCGCTTCGGCAAGGCGCTCGAGCGCGGTCTGCGCGGCGTCAGCGCGGCGCTTGAACTCGGCCGTATGGGCAGCGAGATCGGCTTGGTATCGAGCCATCGCGCCCGCATGCCACGCCTCGTGCTCGGCAAGATGCGCGCTGTACTGTTCGTCGGTGAGCGACGCGCTATCCTCGCGCTGGTCGGGATGCGGCGCGTGCCCGGCTTGGCCTTCATGATCCGCGATGTCGGGATGAAGCGGCGCCTCATGCTGAGTGACGTCACGCTCATACTTAGACTCGCGATCATGCCAGGCCACATCAACCGATGACGTTGTTACATCGGAAAAAGCTGCGTGCGTCTGATCGAAGCTATCGACAAGATCCGGCAGATCGAGCGACAGGTGATCGTGGTCATCGCTGGCGTACTCGCGAAGCGCCGCTACCGCGTCTGCGGCTTCGTTGTGAGCCTGGTCAATGGTCGCGGCTCGTTCATCGATTTCGCGCTGGCGATCGGCCACGCCAGCCTCATAGGCATCAGCTATAGATCGCGGCGCGTCCGAGACGTGCCCCGCAGAAATGGCTGCGTCTTCTGCTGCACGCTGCTCTGCGGTATGCGCGCGATCATCCTTGCCGTTCGCGATGGCGTCCATCGCGGCAGCATGTTGCTCGCCGAGCGAGCCTCCATCGCGACGCATACTATCCCGAGCGAACGCGGCAGCGTCCTTCAGCTCGGCGTCTCCGCCGTGCGCCGCACTCTCGCGTGCGATGCGCACCGCCTCATGCTGGATCGCTGCCTGCGCCTCTGCATGCACCGCGTCGGTTGCTTGCTCATGCCGTGGATACGCCGCGCGGACCTCGTCGCCGGCCGCGCTAAGGCGGGATGCGTGCTCGGTCACGAACTCTCGCGACTGCAGTGCGCCCGCTGCGGTAGCACGTTCTTCGTCGCTTGCTGGCGCCTCAGAACCCCCGCCATCGCCTTCCGAGAACCGCCCCTGCTCATCGCGAGGATGGGCACCCTCATCCCAGCTAGCTTTTTCGAGGTCATCCGCTGCCTCGGATTCCGGCGCGATTGCCACCGGTCGCAGCGGCACCGAGATGATGCGCGTGGTCTTCACGCATCGACATTGCGCAGTCTCCTTAACGGGCGCCGCTGGGTCACAGGGGTAGCGCAATAACACCCCGTCGCCGGACTCGAACGACTCACCGAACGCGCGCGTCTGGCCATCCATCGGCTTGTGTGAATCCCGAACGTTCGGAAGTGGCGCGATGTGCCACTCCTGCTCGAGATCGCTTGCTTTGAGGTCGCCGCTTGCGATGGCTTGGCGATACATCTCGTCGCTGCCCTGATGCGCCACGCGTAATGCTTCGGTCCGCGCGATGACCTCCGCCCGGTAACGCACCATGTTAGCGCGGTAACGGTCCACGGCCTTGTTGATCTGCGCCTGCGTGAGCGTCGTCTCGTTGCGCAGCGCCGCCGCGATTACGCGGTCAGACTGCCCGTGCGAGAGCTCGCGTTGCAGTGCCGCCGCGTATTCCCCGCTCTCAAGCTGGTGTCGGTAGTTCTCGACGATGCCGATCTGGTAGTCGGTGAGCCCGATGGAATCACGGATCTGCGAGGCGAGCACGCGCGGGTTTGCGCCCGAGCGCGCGCCGTTGACGAGCACCTCGTGGATCATCGCGCGCGTGTCATCGTTGACCTCGCGGATGCCGTCGAGCTGGTTCTGCTGCGCCCAGCGCACGGCGGGCGGCTCTTGCGCATCGAAGACCGGGAACGCCTTGCGCGCGATCTGCAGTTGATTGTCGATCCACCGGCTCGTGGTCTGGCCCGCCGCCACGTACGCGCCATGCCGACCAGCGGCCCAGCGACGCCCAGCATCCTGTAGGCCGGTCAGCGGCTCGTGCCCGAACGTCCGGTGCAGGCTGAGCTCAATCCCATCAGCCGTGTTGACCTCGCGCAGGTGCGCGACGGTTGAGAGCCACGCGCGGCGCACTCTGCCCTGGGTTGCCGTGATCAGCGATGCCATCGATGCTGCGTCCACGTGTCAACCTTCGCAGGTGCAGTGGCGCGGGGCGAACCTAACCGAACGTCGGCGGCTCATGCATGCGTACGTCAACTAACCACGCCATTGGAATGATAGCGTGACAACCACCACGGCCGCCTTGCCCTGGCATTCCATCGCGCGATGGCTGACCGCTTTCCGCATCCAGTCGTACCCTAGCGTGGCCTTCGCGCACACTTAACGAGGCGAGCAGCTGCTGACGTGTGGCCGCCGTGAGAACTTTTATCTTTTTTATGGCCACCCGCTGTGCCTCGAAGTTGTCGATAACACCGGTGCGTCCGGCATGCTCTCCAGCCACGACGACAACGCGATCACCGTCGATCATCGCTGACCTCGTGGCGAGCAAACCAAGCATTCCGTCCACGGCGTTCCGTGCTTGCATGGCACCGGATCGAACGGCTCCCACGTTTTCTTGTACCGCCGTGGCTGGAACGGGTATGCCGCGATTCGGGTAAGCGTCGAACCTGCGTGCGCGACGGTGCGATCGTGGCCGCTCATACGAGCTTCCTTGGTAATCATTGATGTGCTCCTGGGATGTTGCGAGCGTTTGGGCTAGTACTTCTTAGGGAAGTCGATGCGAATGCGGTCTCTAGGAAACGCGAACGAGCTGTTTTCTGCGCGTAGTTGTTCGACGGTTTTTTCGCCGCTCGCTATCGCTCGCGCATCCTCTGCACGAGATGCCGCCTTTTCGCGCGCGAGTTGGGCAGGATCGAATGTTTCGACGATGTCGCTACCACTAATCAGCGCGTTACGGTTAGCGCTTGGAGTGAGCTCGATCGCCACGCCATGCTTCATAAGCCACGGCTTAATCTCGCGCCAGACAGTTTCCTCGCCGGCCGCCATGGTCACCTGCCCTTTCGATAGCTCGACGTGTGGCTTGGTCAAGCGAATGATGCGGTCTACGGGCGGTGCAGCGTCCGGATGCTCCGCATGCCACTTCCGCAGCGCTCGGCAGACGGCTACGCCTTCGATGATCCATGGGCCTGGCCGGTCAAGCCACATGCTAGCGATGCGCGACGCCTCTGACCACGCGTCCTTACCGAGGTGCTTGCACTGCTCGATGAGACTATCGGTCATGTGCAACGGGCCCCGCTGCATGCCGCGATACTTCGGCGTCTCTTCAGCGGCGACCCTTTGCGCCAGTGTAGTCTTGCCACTCCGTGGGCCACCTACAATGCAGATCCTGGTCATCGATGCTTCATCCATTCTACCGGCATAAGGCAGTTGTTAGGCACGTCAGTGAACATCGGCGCGATCTGTTCATCGCGATATCCTGCCAAACCGCAGCCTACGCGCGTTACAAGGAATGTGAGATCGGAACGCTCGCGTGCGTACGTCTTGAAAGTCTCCACGGATGCGCGGATGGCCGCAAGCGACCGCGGCTTGAGGTCGCCTGTCTTAGTCGGGATCGCATAGGCGTTGCCAGTGCGACCTTCGCCGACGCCGTATTGCGCACCATAGACACGCCGCGCTTCTAGCGCCGCACCCTTTCCGTGACGTCCGACTTCGTTGCTACCAAACACGAAGATCGTTTCGCTTGGCTTGGTCGACTCGTTACGTGTCATGGCTTCTTGCCCATCGCTCCTTTGCGCTCGCGGTTGCCCTTGTTCTCATGCGCCCGTGCGTTGCGCGCAGCCTTCCAGAATGGAAGGAGATAACGCGACGTCTTGCCACACGTACAGTACCAACCATGGTACGTACCGGCATTCGATAGCTCTACGCGATGCTCAACGTCTTCGGTCATGGTTTCCTCGTTATGGTCTTGGCATGCTCGCGAAGGTCATGTTCCAACGCCTTCCATTGCGAACAGTCAGCCTCATCCCACTGCGCTTTTCTCATCAGCGCGTCAAGCTGGCGCCCTATGCGTATCTCGACGGAGTCTAGCGGTTCCGCGACGCACGCAGCTACCACCTTATCCTGAACCACGCGCAAGCGAGCGCGCGCCTCTTCGAGCTCGGCCCAAAGCGCGTCGTCGTAGAGCGCGTTTGGAGGATCATCAAGCATCAGCTTGTCATTTACGACGGTTAAGTAGTGATGCGGCCGCACGGTGACGTCGTAGAGCTCTGAGTCGAGACGGCGCCTCATCACCATCCTCCAAGAGCGCGGATCGCGCGTAGCTGCTCGTTGAGCTCTCGGTACTGGCGCTCCCATCGGCTGCGCGAAAGCATTCGCCACCATGGCGGGCGTGGACACAGGCGATCGAGCTTGACGCTGAACAACTCATACGCATGGCGCATCGCTTCGATGCGGGCGTCGTCCTCCGCTTCGATAGCTGGATGGCAACCACAAAGCGACCACCGTTTATCGCACTCAGGACAAAATTCGGCGCCACGATTCGCCGGGTAAATCCCGGCGAGAAGCGGCTTGAACTTGCGCTCCGCGTAAGGTTGGTCGCAATTGAATCCCCAATGCTCTGACCACGGCTTACCGCAGCACTCGCATGTCATCGATGCCGGGATACGTTTGTCGCTCATCCCTCGCCTCCAATGTCGCGCCAGTTCGCGTCGAGCTCCGGCCCGCGCTCGGCCTTGAGCTTGGCTCGAGTATCCGCTAACTCGTCGAGCCAGTGATGAAAGTCATCAGTCATGCATACGACGCACGCCGATACGCCATGTGACGAACACACGACTCTCATCCTGCTAGCATCCTCTCCAGGGCAGCGGTGGTCGACTTCCGCATGATCGCCTTGGCCGCTTCGACGTCTGGATGGTTGACGCCGATCCCGTCCTGCCAGTCGCCCAGCATCTTGAACAGCACGCTAGCCCACGGGCGGTGCTTCACGGCCATCGCGAAGGTTTTCCGGTCTGCGCACGGGGTGTGGTCTGCAAAGTCCTTAACGCACCATTCGGCGATGCGCTTGAGCTGGTCCTGAACGGGCTGGATGATGGGCTGGAACTCTGGAAAGCTGTTAAGCAGCTCGTCGGTGTCGCCCGTCTGCCAGAGCTCGATCGCTCGACGCGGCGTCGCTTCGCCCTTCAGGTGGTGAAGAATGACATAGCGCGGGCTCTTGATCTTCACGCGGTTGAAGTGTTCATCGACGACCACGAACCCTTCTTGCTTGAGAGGATCGAGTGCTTCCGCCGCGGCTAGGCAGTCCGCGATGGAGGAGATCTGGTACTCGTCAACCAGTTCGCACCGCGCTGCGCGCGCGAACATCTCCAGCTCGATGCGCGAGAGCTCGCGTCCCATGACCATGTCGCGCGCGCCGTGCATGACTAGCCGCGGACGCTCGTGCCGCACCACCACGCGATTCGGCGCATGGCACAGCTCGAACATGAACGTCACCGTTGGCTCTAGTCGGCTGACGTCCATGCCGAGCTCGCGTTCCAGCGTCCAGAACGCGTCACGAAATGTGGACGTCTCCGTTCCGAATGAACCGCCGGCCGTTGGGTGCCCGCTGCTCGCAACGTGCCACCGGTCGCGGTCGTGATACGCGATGATGAGCGAGCCATCGAGCTTCTCCTGAACGCGTGCGGTCGCCCAATCGACCGGTGCTGCGAGCGCCTCGCCGTGGTTCCAAAACTTGTTGTACGGCCATGCGAGCACCTTGCGACGCTCGACGTCGACGACCATGCCGCGGCATTGCTGAACCAGCGGGTTTGCCATCGGCGACTCGATTTGGTTGTACTTGAGTGAGGCTAGCGTGCCGTCGCGAACGACCGCGATATGTAGGTCGTTCGCAAGGTACTCGAGCCAGTCCGTACGCTCGTGCATTAGCCGTTCGATGAGGTTGATCATAAAAATCCTTCGCGTAACGGAGGAAGACCTGCTGCCTCGCGCTTGTCAGCGCAGGCGAATGCTTCCTCCCATGTTCGGCCTTCGCCGATGAGATATGGGTTAGCCTTCGTGTGCGAGGCGCCAGTCCAC